TTCGTATTCAATAAGGAGCCTGAATTATGGCTAACATGGACGTATTTAATAGCGATGCATTCTCTATGATCTCGCTATCTGGCACGGTGGACAAGGTTCCATTTGTGCCGGGGCTGCTGGGTCGGCTGGGGCTGTTTACACCTACCCCCGCACGAAACGACTCTATCTGGGTTGACCGCCGTGAAGGCAAGCTGGAGTTGATTAACTCCTCGGCAACTGGTTCGGCCCCTGAGGAGTTGCGCGCTGATAGCCGGACTGCGGTTAATCTTAAAGCGGTTCGATTGGCTAAAGGTGCGACGATCTACGCAAAAGAGATTGCAGGCTGGCGGGCTTTTGGCACTGAGTCTGAGACTACTGTGGTTATGCAGGAATACGCGCGCCGCCGAGAGCGTGTCCGTAAGGATATGGAGGCCACGCACGAATTGCACCGTCTTGGGGCGTTGCAGGGTAAGCTCTATGACGCTAACGGCAACCTGATCTATAACTACTTTACCCAGTTCGGTGAGGCAGAGAACGCCACCGAAGTATGGAACCTTACATCCTCGACTGTTGATCCGCGCCAGCTTGCTACGGCAATGAAGCGTAAGGTTCTACGCGCGGCTAAGGGTCTGTATGGTGAAGGTGTGCGGGTTGGCGTGCTTGCTGGCGATAACTTCTTTGACGCGCTGATTGGCAACGCTAAGGTCCGCGAGACTTATCTGAATTGGGTTGCCGCTGAAGACTTGCGCCAAGGCAAGGCGTTTGCTGAGTTTAGCTACGGTGGTTTGGACTTCTGGAATTACAGAGGCACTGACGACAACCAAGAGATCGCTGTCAACTCTAATGAAGCAATCTTCTTTATCATGGGTGTTGATGGTATCTATCGCCATGCAATGAGTCCCGCAGACGAATTTATGGATTTCGTAGGCGCTCCCGGCCAGAATATCTATGAAATGGCACTGCGTGATTTGGAGCGTAATGCGTGGCTGAGATGCGAGCAATATTCGTATCCATTATTTTTCAACCAGCGCCCTGAGACCGTCTGGCGAGCTAAGTTGTCGTAACAATTACGACCATAATCCTAGAACTAGCCCCCTAAGCGGGGGCTTTTTCATATTCCCATTTCAGTTTATATGCGGTTTTTGATTTTTCATTGCAACACATACTTATTGCAGATTTATCTGCTTTAGGATTCCCATTTAGCTTCAACCATTCAACAGCGGCAATCAGACTTTCAAATCTCATGCCGTTTGAACATAAAACAGCCTTCATTCTAGAGGCCGCACTTAATGTGTCTGGCCTAATATATTCTTTAGGCTTGGAATCCAAGAATGACCAAGTATACCCGTAAGCGCTATTTCTTATTCCTTGGCAGCAATGCGATATGCGACCAGCATTGGCATTCACCCCAGTAGTATCCATTATCCACCTTGCCGCAGCGGAAATCCTATCAAAGATCATTCCATTACTGCACCTAACTGGTATAATAGTGTTAGGAGACCATCCATTCATGCCCCCACCGCCATCAGTTAGATTTACTAGATTGCATCCTAGTGATCTAAATTTGGCAATCACAATTCTTTCTAATGACATGGCACAAACTTCAGTTAATTCTTTTGCATAATATTCATATGTAAAGCCATATTTATTTACAATCCGCGTCCACATGATATTCCTACCTTGCTTTCGTTTAATGCGATATTCGCAGCCCTTGCCAACATAAAACACCTCGCCCTCATGCGGGCCTGACGCATACCGATGCAAGTAAACGTAATGAATCTTTTCAGCCATAACCCCTCCACTAATCCTACATAATACCACACTCCCCAATCCTTTGTCAACACCCTAAATTCATGCTACACTCCCCGCAACTCATTTAGGAATCTAATATGCCAATCAATCCCGGTAGCCAGTCTGACACGTTTTCCGCTGTCGATATTGTTCCAGTCACGCCGAACGATACGGTTGATCTGGCACAGCCTGCACGCGCTATTCGTGCGCAAGGGGCTGGAACTCTGCGCATTACGTCTGGCGTTGGGATTGTGCGCGATACTAATATTGCGGCCAACCAGACATTAGACGTTGTAGCATTGCGCGTTCATGCGACTGGCACGACTGCAACGGGTATTGAGGCTCTTATTTAATGCGTTACGGGTTGGGGCTTTGGTTGGGACGTTCTGGGTATGTCGGCGGTGGGGTTGCGCCGGGGGTGCCTATCCCTGTTTCGCCAGCGTCAAGCTACACGTTCACAGGCGATACCGATGCGTTTGAACTGACTGCACCGCTGCCCCTTGGCCAGTATGTGATGGGTGAGCCGTTTTTCGTTGCGGATGCGGCGGCGGCGTTCAGCAAAACGGGTGCGCCATCGGTTGCCGTTGCAAGCTATATTGCGAACGGGCTTGAAGAAAACTTCATGTTTCCAAACAGCCCGCGCGGGCAAGGTTTCGATGCGATGTTTGGGGCCTCATCTTTGACATCTGTTGCGGGGACATCCAACTACATTTCAACGCGCAACAAGGATGTAACGGCGGCGGGCGCAAACTATCCCGTGGCAATTGATGACGAAAAAACACTTATCAAAGCATCCCGCACATCCGGGGCAACCACATCGTCGTGGGGCATCATTTCGGGATATCGCCCGCTTACGATCATCCCAACGGCAAAGCGCCCAAATATCGGGGATTTCCGTCCCGCAATGGCAAGCCTCGATAAAGCCTCATGGGTCAATATTTCGGACATATCTCTTGCGGGTTGCCGCAGCATTGATGTGTCTTCGCTGATCACTGGCCTAAGCGGAGGCCTGCCGACTTATGCGGCAACCTTGGCAATGTGGCGCGACCCTCTGACAAGCTTTGGCACCGGCGGCGATACATTGCGGCAGATGCAAATCCTGACGCATATCAATGCCACAAACTATTCCGCTGATTTGGCGATACTGCCTTGGGCAACGTCACTGCACTTGCACAGCTCGGCTATCAGCGATGCGCAAAAGCGGGAACTTGCTAAATTTGTTGTGCAATCTGCGATTGATATGACGGGGGAAGTCGAGCGCGGTTTTGTTGGCGCAACAGGCGCGGGGCAGTGGGAAACTTATTGGTATATCCTTGCCACCGCAGTTGCGCTGACTGGTAAAGCACGCTTTCAGACGGCGATTAACCTGCTGAACAGCGGTGTCCGTCAGTGCGGTTGGACGAAAAACGTTGGCAAATATACGCAATGGCCCTCTAAAAACGAGGGCGGGCTTTATCAGAATGTTGGCCCCCAGCATATTGAATACCAGAACCAAGCCTATTGGGCCGGGGAGGGATATGAGGGCTTCTCTGGTGATACCAACGAGCAAGACAGGACCTATCGTGCAGTTTCCGGCAAGGGGCGCAACCTTACCGTCATGCCTCTCTGCGCATTTGTGGCATGGGGCAGCACGCCCGCTGGCTATGACATTATCACAAACGGCGGCGCGCAGTCTGACATAACCGTCCGCACCGGGGCCATGTTGCACTTGTGCGATTTGGAAATAATGACCTATCTCAATTCTGACGGTGGATACATCACGGCAGATATGGTCAATTCCTACAACATCCTGCGGCCGCTAATTCCTGTCGCTAAAATGACAACCTATCCGCCAGCCATCCCGTCAACCTTTACAATCACGGCTGGCGCGGCGCAGATCAGTTGGGATGCAACGTCCTTTGTCACCAATAATTATGGGTCGGTTGGCAACCCAGTTACGGGCGTGAAAATTGAAGTATCGCAGGACGGGGTGCAATTCGAGCAAGCCTCTACCACCGCAGCCGCTACTATTGCGGCAGTTCCCGGCGTTCCTGTTTGGGCGCGACTATCGGTCCAAAACGCCAATGGCTACGGGGTGCCATCGCGCACATGGCCTAAATATACAGTCAGCGCCGATACAAACAAAGTCACACCAACAGGCACCGCGACAGGCACAGTGACCAACACTGTCGCGCCAAAGATCATGCTGAAACGCTACCCCCAAAACCGCGCGCCACTTTTTGACGCCGCAACCGGGGCGTCAGTGATCAATGCGGGTGATCCAGTATACCTTGGTGCGGGGATCTGGACGGGCGCAATCACTGGTGCGCCGACTGTCACTGTCGAGGTCGAATTGACTGCGTTGAGCAACGTGTGGACGGCTGGCACTGGCATCATTGCAACAGACGTAAACGCTAAATACTACACGGGCGCACGCGATCTTAGCGAGGCTGGGAAGCGTATTCGGGTCAAATCTGTGTGGGGTGGCGTCACCGCTTACTCAGCACCAATGACATATGCTGCGGTGCCGTCTGTATCCGCATTTTCTCGCGTCTCAAACATCAGCGGTGCTTACCTGCAAAAGCCGACGCTCAACAGCGTTGTTGACGGCAAGGCAGGGCTGTTTGCGTTCAAGGGCAGGTTGCTTGGCGATGACGGGCTAGCCCGCAGAATGTTTGCGATAGGTTTGGGCAGTAGTGCGGCTACACTTTTGGTCGAGCGGAGGTCAACAACAAACACGGTTCGAATTATACTTAAAAATCCATCTGGGATAATCCTTGCGACTTTGAATAGCGTGGGGACTGTCAACGTTGCGGCAGGGGAAGTTGTTCTAATGGCCTCGTGGGATTTAGATGCTGGTGTATCTAGCATGTGGTTGGGCAATACCAATACGCTTTCTGGGACGCCGTCACTAACAAACGATTTCATCGACTACACGCCTATTTCTGGGGCGGTGGTAGAGGCTGGATTTTTTGGCAGCTATGCGTCAACAATGGACGCAGAAATAGACTACACCTATTTCGATCCTACCTATCTCGATCTGTCTGTCAGCGGAAATCGTGACAAGTTCGCAACCGCATCGGCAATGGGCTACTATGGTCAAGGTCCGACGGGATCAATTCCGGCGTTTTTCACGGCGGGGGACGCTGTGGCGCGCAACTCTGGGTTGGCAAACCGGGGCTATGGCGGATATTTTTATGTTGCTGACGATCCAGACTCTACTGTGTCTTTTGCCTTCGTTGATATCCCGTGACAAGCTGGTGGATCATCCCCGCCTATCACAGCGGGGGTGCCATTATCAATACTCAGCCCAAGCCGGGTAACTGGCTAGGATGATTCCGTTGCGGATGTAGTGGGATCTGGTCATTCTAGCACCTCTCGGACGTGGATAAGCGGCATTCCATATGCTGTTTCAGGCCTATGCTCAAATTGGTTAAACACAAGCCCTCCAATATGTGAAATCCAAAATTCACGCGGTTCTTTGTATTGTTTGATTACGCGGAAGGCGACAATCGGGTTTCCGTATGAATCAGGTCTATGCCAGTAGAATGTTTCTGCATCATCTGCATTGAAACCCCCGTTACGAGTTACAATTTCAACGTTTGACTTAGGATTAACAGGACACTTTCCACCATTCCAACCGTGCCACTTCCCATCATTATAATCAGTCATTCCCGGCCTCCATTTCATCAAGTCGTTTACGCGCATCTACAATCGTAAATTTCATATAGCCCTTGTGAATCCGTGTTGCCATACTAGATACAACAACCCATCCGATAATAGCCCCGGTCCATTGCATTGCACAGCTTTGCATGTAAACACCAAAGCCTATCAATACAAGGAATACTACAACAGTCCCTAGGTCTTTAATCAAAGAGCCAATAACAGACTCTCGCAGAATGATAATCTCGGTTTTATCACTCAATGCACCACCTCCTCATTTAAACATTTCATAATCTGCGCCATATAGCCCGCAGCAACTTCAGTCGCCATAGTCTGCAACGGAACAAGATAACACACGCGACCATGCCACGAATCGTAAATCTGTCCGCCGTTTAGTTCAACGTAACGCATTATAACCCCCATGCGATTGTGATAGCCAGCGCCCATGATATAGAGTAGATCGCTGCTAAGATAAAGACAGCGCGCGGCATCATGCGCGGGATACTACTTTGAAGAGGGGGCGCTGACCTTTGGGTTGGTTGAAGTCCCACATATCAGAATACGGCCCTGATTCATCAACCTCATATTTTTGCCCCATACCTCCGCCCATTTCATCCTCCCACCCACACAACTCCACCACATCTCCCGGCTTCAAATCCAGCTTATGAGCAATCTGTGGTTTTTTGTAGTGGCGGCGGATTAGGTCTGATCCGTTGATCGCCGTTCCATCTGGGTTCCACAAGTGATTCGTATCATTTGAATAATCAAAATTTCCAGTATCCTCAAATGCCCGCACCTTAAACACCCGACCATCCGCAGTTTCGTAACGCTTGCCATCTTTCAGTTTCATGTTTTGCACTCCCATGCGTTATATCTACACCCAACACCTACACCACCCCGCTTTGCCTGTCAACACATTTATTGCTACAATAGCTGCAAACCTAAGAGGATTTCACCCATGCCAGTCATTGCCCCTACTAAAATCCAATCCATCGGCGCAGTTACGGCTGTCCAGACTACGCTCAATGGGACGGATAGTTTCGTTTACGTTGATGGGACTTCTAAGTATTTGATTCTACGTAACCCAACAGGCGCACCGTTGTCACCCGTGATTGATGGTGACGCCGCGACTCCTGTGTATCTATCCGGCGTTGGTAACGTTGCTACCTCGTCTGGGTTTGCTGTTGGTTCAATCGCTGCTGCTGCATGTGCGGTTGTCGATCTTGACGCGATCAAGGCATACCTTAAAGGTACGATTGCGATCACCGCAGGCACTGGCTTGGTGGCTATTCTGGCGGAGGAGTAATGCCTAGCTACGGGTCAGATGCGGGGCTTACGGCTTACCTGACCACAACTGGTCGGGTGTTGCCTGTTGGGTATACTGAGGCCGTAGCGCGTAGTTACGGCACTCTGTATGTTGACTCGTTTGAGGATATGTATCGCGGATGGGCTGTAACGACTGAAAACAGCTTCCCTCGTGACCTGTGGCCTACAGTTCCGATTAATGTTGAACATGCTTCATATGAGGCGGCATTTGCGTATGCGAGTGGTGTGGCGATTTTCGGCGGTGGCGGGACGGCTGGCGGGCAGGTGATCCGTGAGAAGGTAGATGTGCTGGAGGTGCAATATGCAGCCCCGCAAGATGGATGGGGATACTGGGAGTCGAATCGGTTTATCCTGCCGTTAGCGTATGCTTTGCTGATGCCATTTTTCAAGCGTAAGGATTGCTGGGGTGCAAGTGCGTTTATCGTGTAGCAGTAAGCCACTTATAAGTATTGAATTGCTTAATGCTTTATATTCATACAATTCAGAAACCGGAGAGGTGGTTAGTCTTTCGAACGGTTCCGATCTAAAGCGCATAACCATTGCAAATGGTTTGAGCTATTACCATGGCATGATCATGCGTAGGGACTACAAAACACACAGGGTTGCTTGGGCTTTACATTATGGAGAGTGGCCTGAATTGTTTATAGACCATATTGATCGTAATGGTTTGAACAATAAGATTGAAAACCTTAGACTAGTAACAAATTCTCAGAACCAGCAAAATAGAAAGATTAACGACAATAACCGATCTGGCTTTAAGGGGGTTTGGGCTAAGTGCGGTAAGTGGCAAGCTAAAATACAATCTTCTGGTGTTAGGTATCATCTAGGTGTATTTTCAACCCCGGAAGATGCACACATTGCCTACTGTAACGCAGCCAATTCTCTAAACTCTGAGTATGCGAGGCATGCCTGATGCCCAGCGAGTTAGTCCAGCGGTTTCGCAATGACGTAGCACCCCGCCTGCTTGCTAAGTTTGGCAATGGCGGGGTAGCTACAGTTATTCGTGTATTGACGCCAAATCCTGATCCGCTGTTGCCTCCCACTGAGGACGCTACGGCTGTTGAGGTTAATGCTGTTGCGCGTGGGGTGTCGTCCAGCATTCTAACTGCCGATGCAAACCTCGTGGCTACTGATGTGCAGATTATCATTGCGGCAATCAATTATGACCCTTCAGTGGGTGACATTGTAGAGTTGAACGATGCCTCGCGTGCCGTGGTTCGCGTTGATGCAATTCCTGCCGCTGGTGATCCGGCGATTTATAGATTCTTTGTGAGGTAATCCAGTGGCTCTAACTGTTGCAACTGTATCAGGCTATATGACAAAACCGGATGGGTCTGTTTTAGAAAACGGAATCATTACGTTCACTCTATCAGGGGTGGCTGCGTCTGATAACTATATTCTTAACTCGCAGTCGGTAAGTGTTGCAACTAACTCTGTTGGGTTTTTTACAGTCTCTTTGATGCCAAATGAGGCATATGAGTATCCAACAAGCTACTCGATTATGGGCTATGAGGTTGACTCGGTTACTGGGCTAACTAAAAAAGGGTATGATTTTGGCAGTATTCGAGTTCCATCAGGCGGGGGTGATATTGAGGATTTCCTGCCTGTCCCTGATTACGGGACCGAAAACTATGTTAGGATAATTAAGGGCGATTCTATTTTTTGGCAATCTGTTTGGGTGGATGATATTGGATTTCCGATTAACTTGTCAGATGCTGTAGTAACGTGTAGGTTCATTCATAGCACTGGGATTGTTATAAATGCAGATGTCGATGTTACTAGCGCGCCAGAAGGGCGATTTATCATTACTGATGACACGGCTGATTTTTTAGTAGGTCTTTATAATGTAAGGATTTCTGTGCTTAACTTAGGGCTAACTAAAACTTCTATTGGAACAATGAGGGTTATCGAATGAGTGTCGTCGTGAATAATAATGCCATTGTGTTTGCGGGTGATGCTATTAGGGCAGATGATTCAGCTGCTGCTGGTGGGCGTCCATATGATACGCGGGCAGATGCCGCTAGTTCTGTTCGACGTCCAAATGTCCAGTATATGTCTTATGTTGACGAGGACGGGCAAGTTCTGCATTTCTATTATGACCCAAGCGCTCCTACGGGCGGCGTTGCTCTTACTATGTCTGATGGGTCTAAGTGGTCGCCAAATGGCCCGGTTTATCCCGATCACTTTGGACGCAATCAGGTTCCCGGCACAACTGACGTTTCGGCAAATTTCCAAGGCGCTGCGGTGTATCTTGCGGCGCGGGGTGGTGGTGAGATTGTCTGCGCCTTGCCACGCGGTCCTTACGCGCTTGATACCGTCGATATCACTGGCGGCGTGAGTATTGTTGGGGATGCAACGCTTGTGGTGATCGGCGCATCGGCAAACCTGATCGAAGCCAAAGGCACGGCGGGCGCAGACATATCTCTGACAGCAAATGCGGTTGCTGGCGGAAATACTGTCACGATTGCCAGCACTGCCAGCTTTGCAGAAAACGATTATTTCTTCATCACCGATAATGTGTCCTACACCAGCACAGATGCGGGCTATAAAAACGGCGAAATGCTGCGGGTGAAAGAAGTCACCAGCGGGACAGTTTTGACCGTATACGGCACCATCTTGGGCGGCATGGGCGGGTCTGATTACACCACGGCAAACAGCGCCAAGATCAACCGCGTGGCTTTGGCAAAGCAATCCCGCGTCGAAGGCATCACCATCCAAGGCGATTGGGACAGCTTCAAACGCCTGATATACATGGAATATGTGTCTCGCCCGATCGTCCAGAACGTTGAGATTTCCGGCCATGGCAATCAAGCCATCTTCATGCGCGGGACGGTTGGGGATCTGATCACTGGCAACATTGTGGCTCGACTTCGCAATGACATTCCGGGTGGACACGCGGGCTACGGCATCACGCACGCGGGGCCGTGCTTGGGCGGGGTCGTGTCGAATAATACCACGTTATATTGCCGTCATGGCTATACGACGATGGGCGGTGGCACTGGCTTTCCGCGAGATATATTGGTGACGGGCAATACCGACTTGTATTCCAGCGTATCTTCTTTTGACAGTCATGCGGCTATGTCTGACAGCGTGTTCAGCGATAATACGTCGCTTTCATCGCTTGCGCAGGGCGTCACTATTCGCGGGATGCGCCTGCAAATCACGAATAACAACGTGATCGAATGCGCAGGCATTGGCATTCAGGGGTCCGAAGAAAACCTGTCGTCTCTGCTGATCGCGAATAATACCGTCACCGACCCCGGCAGTTTGGGCATCCAAGTCTCGACAAAGTGCGACGATCTGCAAATCATTAATAATACACTGACACGGTGCGGCAATCGAGGCATTCGGGTGTTTAATGCAGCCACAACTCAATCGCTGCGGCTGATTGTAACTGGCAACCTGATCGACGGCGTGTCGCTGGTTGGGGCGAATGAGGGGATCGTTACTGGGGGCACCTTTAACAATACGGCTGGAGTTATCTCTGGCAACACGGTTAGAGCTGGGGCAGGCACGCCAAACTATGCCATCCGCCCGGTGAACTTAACCGCATCGGATGTTTGCGACAACTTCGCATCCGGCACGTTCTCTGCGTTGGCATTTGACCCCGGAACTGGCAACGTTAGTGAAAACAACCGCATCGCTCAAAACTCTGGCGGGGCTGTTACGCAGCTCACCAGCAAGTCAACTGGCGTGACCCTGACAAAATCAGGCAGTGTGATCACGACGAATGCGGCGGCTTTGGCAGCGGGCGCGTCAGTTGACTTTGTAGTGACTGACCCTCTCGTAACAATTTCTGATATCCCCGGCGTTGTGGTCAGATCGCCCGCAAATAAATACATTGCTTCGGTGGTGGGTGTTGCGGTGGGTAGTTATACTGTTCGGCTTAAAAACGACACCGCAGGCTCACTGTCAGAGGCCGTTTTGATCAACGTGGGAGTGCTTAAGGGCGCAATCGCTTAATGGCAACTGAATCACAAATCGAAAAGGCATTTCTAGCAGGCGTCCGCTCAACAGTGGACGCCGCTAAATTCAATGCTTTGCGAGATGCGATTGGGCGTGGGGATTATGACGCGGCGCTAAGGGCTGTTGATATTGACGATGCTGCGTTTGATAAGATGAGGGCGCTGCTTACGGAGACATATGCACAAGGTGGAGTAAATGCCATTACAGGCACCAAATGGCCTGTGAATGTAAGATGGAACTCGGCAACTCCAGAGTCTGAGTTTTACGCGAGGAATGTAGTTGGCGGGCATATCACGGTTATTACTAATGATATGAAAGAAGCTGTTCGCTGGACTATGGGCGATGGGATTGCTTTAGGTCGGTCGAATAACCGGATTGCGCTGGATATTGTCGGTCGGTTTGGTAAATCCGGGGCGCGCGAGGGCGGTATTGTTGGGTTGAATAGGCCGCAAGCGCAATGGGTAGCTAATGCTCGGCGGTATCTGGAAACGGGTGATTACGCGGCATGGAATCGGCTAACGCTGAAGGACAAGAGGTTTAAGTTTTCCGCTGATAGGCCGCCAACGCCTGCGCAGATTGAGCGGGCTGTGCAGCAATACTCGAATAAGATTCTGCTATCTCGCGGCCTAACAATCGCCCGCACAGAACGCGGGACGGCTGTTAATCGTGGCATGATGGAAGGGTATCGGCAGGCATCTATGAAAACGGGAATCCCGCTGTCTGCATTTAAGAAAACGTGGATTCACACTGGCGCGCATAGATATGAACGCATGACGCATGTATTGGCTAACGGAGAGTCTGTGCAAGGTTTGAATACGCCTTTTATCATTGGCGGCACATTTATGCAATGTCCGCATGATGTGGGTGCGCCTGCTAGTGAGGTGGTGAACTGCGGATGTCGGTTCAAAGTTACTGTGCCAAGGAATTGGCGCAATGGCTAGAATCGGTGGATCAGCAGGGACGACGCGAGGTTTTTCCAACGCGGTTAATAAATGGACTCTCGCCACTCAAGAGAGAAGTGAGCAAGCATTCCAGAACGCATCGCTTGATTTCTATGATGCACTCGCTGCCGCAACTCCCGTTGATACTGGCAACCTCCGCAACTCGCTAATCGCATCCGTTAATGGCAGTGCATCACCTAGCGTAACAGGGCCGGGGAATACATCATCGGACAGCACATATCGAGGCGGTGCAGAGCAATCTATCGGCAACATTATGTCTGCAAAGATTGGTGATAGGATCAGTTATATTTATTTGGCGAGTTACGCGCGCCGATTGAACTATGGATTTACTGGGACTGATAGCGCAGGCAGGATGATCAATCAGGCTGGGCGATTCTGGGTAGAGGCTGTGGGATCAAGGTATCGGGCGATTATGAGAGCTGCTGCAACACGCTTGCGTATGAAGATGAAGTAGTGTATACTGCTAGCATGAAAAATATATTTTACGTTTATCTTCACACTAGGCTTGACAATGGAACTGTATTTTATGTCGGGAAAGGGCATAATGACAGAGCTTGGAGCAAATGGTCGAGAAATAGGCGATGGACTTTTATATCTGAAAAGCATGGATGGATAGCTTCTATCGTTCAAGACGGTATGAGTGAATCTGATGCCAATCTTCTAGAAATGTGGCTCATCTCTAAGCTGCGTTATGAAGGGGTAGATTTATGCAATGTTACTGATGGTGGTGATGGACGTTCTGGCCCATGCCTAGAGTTGAGGAAGCCCGTGGTTTGCAGCAACGGTATGAAATTTAATAGCGTGAACGAAGCTGCCATTTGGGCTGGCGTTAGTGCTAGTAAAATATCGTCTGTAATAAATGGAAGGAGGCTTTCTAGCGCGGGGTTTGCTTGGTGGTTTGAAGGGGATACTCCGAAAGAATATTTAGACCCAAATGTTAGGACCTCGATAGCTAGAAGTAAGGGTATTTATAGGTCTGATGGGGTTTATTTTGACTCAATTTCCAAAGCTGCAATAGAATCCGGTGGGTTCCCAGCGAATATTATAAAATGTGCAAAGGGAGTTATACAAAGCGCATATGGATACTCATGGGCATATGACTTCATTCCAGATTCACCACGTAAAATGACTGATATATACACAGAAAAATTAGGAATACCTATACAATGTGTAGAAACCAATACGATACACCCATCTGCGGAAAGGGCGGCTGAATGGGTAAAGACTGTTGGAAGTATTAAGGCAACCGGAACGCCAATATCACTTGTGGCAAAAGGCAAAGCTAAATCTGCATATGGATACACTTGGAGTTATCTTAAATGACCGCACTAATCGACGGCAAAATCTGGCTAGCCCTCCTATCCCGCATCACCGCATGGACTGAAACGCCAGTTATGCTACCTGATTCCATATTCAACCCAACGGCGAATCAAGCATACCTAATAGTGCAGCCAGTCAACTTATCAACCGATGATCGAACAATTCAATTCGATTGCGGCGATGAGTTTCGCGGCATCCTGAATATATCAGTTATGGCCCCCCTTGGTTGGTCCTATTCGCAGCATGTTGGATTGGCGTCTAGGGTTTGTGACTTTTTCTTGGCTGGTGCTGTTTATACGTATCAGGATGCGCGGGTTACGATTTATTCACGCGCCCGAAGCTTGGGCGCGCCTAGGCTAGATCAAAGCTGGAATCGTGTTGAGGTGCAGGTGCCTTGGCGCGCGTGGGGCTGAATTGCCGTAATGCGCGCTGTGTTGTATATTAACGTCAACTTATCATACGAGGATTTCGATTTTGGCAGAAAAGACGTTCGGGCGAGGCCAGACTTTTGAAGTTTGCGTAACTCCCCAAAATGAAGACCTATCGCCATCCGAATTTGCGGCGCTGACTTATGGCAACGTTTGTTGCTTGCAGGAGACGCCTGAATTTTCCAGTGCGGCTAATATTATCTCTGAAAGCTGCATTAGCGGTGAACGTATCCGTGGTGTGGGTGCTGATGAAGATTCTGATTTTGAAGTAACGTGGTTTTACGACAAGGCTTGTTTGGGTCAAGATACGTTGCGCGGATTCGGCAATGCTAAGTCTAGCACAGCATACGCGGTGCGCAAGGTATATGCAGATGCGGTTGCTGGTGTGACTACGCCAACATATGTATATGCGCGCGTTATCTTTTCGGGGTATACGGACTCTGGTATTGGTATTGATGATGTGCAGACTCAAATGGTTATGGGTTCGGTTATTCAAGGCCCGGTTACTGTAAAGCCTGTAGCTGTTTAATTAATGGGCGCGCTGTAGTGTTGCTATGGCGCGTCTAATTTACGGAGGGAATAGAAATGGCTGATCTATCTGTTGCGGTTGAATATGACCGTGTTTATCCTGTTGTCATCCGGCATCCGGTTACGGGTGAGGATGAGGGCGTGCGTGTTAATGTCGTGAGTAAGGATTCGCGGCGTGTGGTTGAGGCGTTGCGCAAGGCTCAGGGTGATTATTGGGCTAAGTTGGCTGAGGGCGATAAGGCAGCAGAAGTTCCAGATATTGAGCGTGCAGTATTGATCAACTGCATTGATTCATGGGATTGGGCTGGTTCGGAGTTTGCGCATATTTCAGGTGCTGGTCCGGCTTCGTTGGATGACCGCGTGTTCCTAATTGATCACCCTAACGCTAAATGGTTTCGTGATCAGCTTGCGGCGGGAACCGCTAACCTTGAAAATTTTTCGCAACAGTCGCAGAAGACTGCGCGGCGTGGATTGAAAAAGACGTAGAGTGGAATACACCGGGCGGCGAGGATGGATTATCTCGCGCTGATTATTTACGGTATATGAAAAAAGGCGATAGGGTTCCTGATTTACGGGTGCCTGCTAGGTGTCAAGGGCTAATTCAATACTACAATAACGCGCGTAGTTTTGCGGGTGTAATTGATAATCCGCTTACCATGAGTGTTATTAAGGATTGGCAGGAACACACTTATGTCTCGCTTGATCGCTGGGAGCGTGAGTGTTTATTTGCAATGGATCGCGCGCTTAGACGTTCTTATTCGGATGTGTTAAAATATCACGGTAGCCGCAAGCAAGTTAAAGCACTGATAGAAAGTAAGCCGAGGTAAGATGGCCGATTACGCAACCTTAGTTTACGATATTGATTCAACTGCGGCTAGGTCGGCAGCAACTGATCTTGCTAAAATGAATGCTGCGGCTGTAACGGCTAGTGGTGGTGCGGATAAGCTAAACAAGACTTTGCGAGATCAGCAAGGACGGTTTCGGTCTGCTGCTGATGTAACCGAGCAATACGGGAATGAGGTTCGCAATCTAGCGGCTAAGTATAACCCAGTCCTGAGTGCGGTTTATCAATATCAGCAGGCGCAGGTTGAGCTTAACCGCGCTGTGATGTTGGGCGTTGTGACGCAACAGCAGGCAGAGGCTTCGCTGGCTACTATGGCGGCTGGGATGCAACGCACGGCTGGCAGTGCACGCAACCTTGGCAATATGCAAGGTACAGTTGGTAACCAATTCGCACAACTAAATGATGTTGTAGTGACCGCATGGGGCGGCATGAACCCTGCACTGATCGGTATGCAGCAGGGTATGCAGATGGTGCAGGGGTTTGCGGGGCAGTCCTTGCCGCAAGCGCTGGGTACGCTTAAGGGCGCGTTTATGACGCTTCTTAGCCCTACAACTTTGCTTACTATTGGTGTGGTTGCTGGGACTGCTGCATTGATTCAATACGCGTCTGGATTTCTGGTCACTGCGGAAAACACTAAGACTGCGCAAGAAAGAGTTGACGCATTTGCCGCATCTGTTAATGCTGTAAATACAATCGCTCAGAATTATTCCAATACTGGCCTATCGGATATGATTGGCAAGTATGGTGAAATAAACGCTTCACTATTACTGATGATTGAACGCCAGCGCGAATTTGCGGTTAATGCAGCAATGGCTGATGGGGTGGCTGCGGTCAGGGCTTTGGGGGAACAATACACAGCATTAAACGGCTCTATTGATCTTTTTGCTAAAACTGGGCGCGGAGATTTTGCTGCCTTAACCAGTGAATTGGGCTTGAATAAAAATCAAGTGGTTGCACTTGGTCGGGCCTATAAGGACGCACTTTCCGCGCAAACGCCAGAACAACTTAGCGCGGCAGTTGTCAGGATGAATGCCGTTCTAAATGTTAGCAGTATTCGGGTTGATGATCTTTCTAAAAACCTTGTAGATGCAGAAGCTGCGGCAAGAGAACTCGCAAATAGCGCGCCACAAGCAAGCTGGATGAATGCGGCAATCTCTGGTGTGCAATCTCTTTATAGCACCATTGTAGCAACCATAAATAAAAATAATGAACTGTCCGGTTCACTTGGCGGGGGTATTCGACCTCGTGGTCGGCCTATGGATTTGGGAGATAACCGAACTGATTCAGAGATTTCAGGAGGAGGTGGTGCTGGTGGTGGCAGTGGTGTGGATCAGGCTCAGGCGGCTTGGGATGCTCTTAACGCCGTTCAATATTCTGGGGTGCTTAAAAACCTTGAAACTCTAAAGTGGGGTCTAGATCAGAAGCTAATATCTGAACAGGCGTATAATAAGCGGCGTCAAGAGATGCTGCTTATGGAGTTTGGAACTGACGCCCAGCAGAATATAATTAGGTTCCAAACTGATCTAGCTTTGCTAAATACTCAATTCGATCAAAAGTTGATTGCAGAAGAAGCCTATTTAATCAAAAAGCGTCAGTTGCAAATCGCATACGGTGAAGCTTTGCAGCAAGGCGAAAATAACAGATGGTCAGTTGAGTTAAACGGCTTGTCGTCTGGGTTCGCGGAAATGAATAAGCTGGCAGGTGGCGGTTATGATAAGCTTCTGCACGCACAACAGATTTTCTCTGCGGCATCGGCGCTTATGTCAACTTACACTGGTGCAGCTAAGGCCCTTGAGTTGCCGTTCCCGCAAAACCTAATTGCAATGGGTAAGGTTCTTGCGGCGGGCATGGGTCTAGTTAGCGCAATCAAAGGGGGCGGGAAGTCTGGCGGAAGTAGCAGTGCAGCGTCTACCGCAACATCTGCCGCAAAGGCTGAACCAACAAAAAACATCCTAGTCCGTCTTGAAGGCCCAGACTTCCTAGTTGATATGGCTGAAAATATTATGACGCAGATTTACGAGGCCAGCAGTAACGGCAGGGTCATCATTGCAAAGGACCGCCAATAATGCCAGTTGTTTCTGCACCACTAACTCAAAACCTAAATAAATCAACCGTGGCGTGGGATAACAAGGCCACGTCTTCTAACGTGTCAGCAAGCACGGCTGCGGCTGGTTATCCTGCTGTCCAAGCCATTGACCCTGCAACGTGGTCTAGCTGGCGTCCTACGTCTGTTCCTGCGTGGCTGCGTGCCGATCTAGGGGTAGCCACTGTCATTGATGCAGTGGGCATTGCTGCACACACACTAGCCTCTAGTGGGGCAGTGGTGGCTGTGCAGCGATCAAGCAATAACGTGACTTGGACAACGGTTTACACATATACTCCAACGTCAGATGAAGATGTATTGATCCTATTTCCCTCCGTGTCCGCACGGTATTGGAGGGTGTATGTAACTGGCGCAGTTGCTAACCTTGGGTATGTTAGTTTCTCGCAGCGGCTGATCTTCCCACATACCCCGGTCGATAGTTACACTCCTTTGCATCATGCCCGTAAATATACTAAGATGTTCAACGATTCAATTAAAGGCGCAATGCTGGGTAATAGGGTTATGGCAGCGGGAGCTGAGACTGCGGTGGATTTAGGATTTGTGGATCGGTCATTTGTTGACGGTGCGTTGCGTGGCTTTGAGTCGCATTATAATCAAGGCGGCACATTCTTTTACGCCGGGTGGCCTCAGGGTCAGCCTTTGGACGTTGGTTATTGCCGTGCTGCATCTGAGGATGAGATTATTCAGGTTCAGTATGTTGAGGCTGGCAAGTTGGCTGAATTGAGTTTCAATCTGGTGGCTTACGTTGGTTAAAAAGATTGTTCAGATTGTAGAAATTGACTGGGATCAATGCACCCGCGAGTTTGGAGTTGGGTCATGTTTGGCTGCATTTGGGCCGGGTGTGATTCGTAAATGTTACAATACCTACCAAACCTGCCAATTCAAGCAATACTACAATAAAGGCAATAACACCCTTCGATTTATTGAGGCTAGCTATCCAATTAAAAACGGCAACTATATTCCAGCGTTGGTTAAGGTTGGCGGATACGAGCAGGAAGTTAATATTGCGGGTTTCTCGGATAAGATCGGCGGGCTAGGTGTTAGGGCGAGTGTGAGCGTTACCCTGCGTGACTTCCCGTCTAGGGATACGTTAACAGATAAATACTTTGCGGGCCGTATGGATGGCAGCGCGCAGACTGATGAGTCTGGCTATGACCCGCTTGACCGAGGCAGCTTCTGGACTAAGTTTAAGGCGCGGGTTCCTAACTATGCAGGCCGTGCTTTAAGGGTTATTCAGGCTCACTACGACGATGCCGGGGCGCTGGTGATTGATAAAACACGTCACTACGTCATGGATGAGTTTGTAGGGCCGGATGCAAGCGGCAACGTGACTATCAAGGCTAAGGATATTCTGTCTCTGGCTGACGATAAGAAGGCTCTTGCACCAAAGTCCAATCAGGGCCGTGTTCTTGCGGATATGACTGCGGTGCAGACCACTCTTACGCTGTCACCATCCGGCATCGGTGCTAGCGAATATCCGGCTAGCGGGTTTATCACCGTCGGCAGCGAGATCATGGCGTTCACTCGATCTGCTGATGTGCTTACAATCACGCGCGGTCAGAAAGGCACTGTGGCGGCAACTCATAACGCTAACGACACGGTTCAGGTTGCTTTTAACGTATCGCTACAACGGGCCGATGCGGTTATTTATTCGCTATTGGTGACCTACGGAAATATCCCCGCATCTTACATCACGTTTTCCGATTGGCAGGCGGAATTTGACCGCTGGGGGTCAAGTATGTTTCTGTCAGCGACTATTTGCAAGCCCACTGGGGTTAGCAAACTAATCGCGGAAATTAACCAGCTTGGCATTACTGTGTGGTGGGATGAGGTTGCGCAGAAAATCCGTATTAAGCTGAATCATCCGCCAGATACAACTCCCGTTGAATGGTCTGATCGTAATCAGATTATGTCCATCACCACCGAGGATAACGACGACGAACGGGCAACTCGCGTTGAGTTGTATACCGTGCAAATTGACCCAACTAAAGACCTTGCTACTAGTAATTTTCTGCGCGGGTATATTTATATTTCCGTTGATAGTGAATCGCCTGATATGTTCGGACTGCCGCGAACCCAAACTATTCTAAATCGCTGGATGAACCACGGGAATGATGCCGCATCCAAAATTATTACGGCTCGGCTACTTAATCGTTATAAGCGCGCGCCAGTTACATATACAGTCAAGTTAGACGTAAAAGACGACCCTACGCTTACTGATGTTATCTCGCTGAATAGCTATGTAGCCACAGATGATACGGGCCGTATTGTTCCTAAGCTGACTCAAGTATACTATCGCGCTGATGATATTAATGGGTCAACTGTGACCGCTAGGTTGCAAGGGTATCAATTCACAGAACGCTATGGCGTAATTGCGGAAAACACTAGGCCGTTGTATAATGCTTCGACGGCTGCACAGAAATTGAAGGGTTCTTATTTTGTTGGTCCAACATTGTTATTCGCGGACTCATCTGGGCCATATCAATTTGCCTGATCGGAGTATTTAGTGGCCACCTATAATACAATTGCTGATGCTGCGCTTGATCCAGATGCGCCATTAACCAGTGAACTGGCATACCGTTGGCGAGATAATCCGATTGCAGTTGCAGAGGCTGACCCATCGGTGCCGCTTAACCTTCTGCCATCGGTAAGGCTGGGGACGATTACGACTACGAGCGGCACGACGCAAACGCTTTCCGGGCTTGATCTGACGCCATATAAATTCCTGCTTTGCACGGTGAATGGTGTTTCAACTGCGGCGTCTGGCGTCAACCTGAGATTCGGCGGGGTGTCGGTTGCCGAGGGAATCGCCACGTCTGCGGATTTATGGTTTGGGTCTGTGCTGCTTGATCTGTCTAATGGCGTTGCGACGGCTATCGTGTCATCTGGGATTCTCCCCCCTGTTGGCGGCGGCATCACTGGATATTCAACGGCTTCAACGTCAATCAGCTTTAGCCTGTTGAGTAGCTCATTCGACGCCGGGACTATACGTATTTGGGGGCTGAAATAATGCTAGAAATCATCACCCACGCCCCAACTGGCGAGATTACAAGCCGCGAGTATACCAATTTGGAAACCGCCGAGGCATTGGCTGCTTGGCGCGAACGCACTGTTGTCAGCCGCTTTCAAGCAATGGCGGCGATTATGGACGCAGGCTTGTTAGCAGGAGTAAACCTAGCTCTTTCGGGGGCAGGGCCGCTTGCGCAACTGGCATGGGCGGAGGCCACAGAGTTTCGACGTAACTCGCCAACCATTGCAGGACTAGCGGCTGGACTGGGGTTAACAGATATTCAAATTGATGATTTATTCCAAGCGGCTAAACTGATTGAGGCATGATGAAGATTGATATTGAACAGATTTATAACGACGCAATAAGCTGGATTGTTGTTTCGCTATTGGGCATTGTCGCTTGGTTGGTGAGAAATATTTTGACTAACGGTAAAAAAGTGGAATTGCTGGAAGCCGATCTTAAGCACCGACTGGCAGAACGGGGTGAGGATCGAGAGCGAATGCACAAGATGGAAGATGCTATTGAACGTATTGAGGGGATTCTATTGAATGTGGCTCACAAGCAAAAGTAAAGTGACTGGTGGAATTAGTGCGGCTGTGTTGGTGCTGGCTATTCCTTTTTTAGCGGATTGGGAGGGCAAGCGTAACTACGCATACATTCCTATTCCGGGGGACGTTCCCACTATCTGTTACGGCCACACTGCGGGCGTTAAGATGGGTGATTACAAGACCGATGCGGAATGTGAGGCTATGCTTCGGAGTGATGCGGCTATGTATTATACGGCGCTGTCGGGGTGTATGGTGAATAAGGAAATTCCAGTTTCTGTTCAGGCTTCATTGTTGGAGTTGTCGTTTAACGTTGGCACTAATGGCGTCTGTAAGTCAACGGCACTTAAACGAGCGAATGCGGGGCTATATCACTCGGCTTGTGCTGAATTGGATAAGTGGGTAAAGGCTGGGGGTAAGACGATCAAGGGGCTAGTAAATCGCCGCAATGCCAGCCAAGAAATGTGCCTGCGTGACGTAAAATGAGAGACGCAATTCTAGGACTGGCAATTGTAGCTGCTGCGTTTTTTTGGATTCAAATGGGGCGCGCTAGGGAGGATGCGGACGTTGCTAGGGCTGTCATGCAGTCATTGCGGCGGCAAATGGAAATCCAGCGCGAACACTACGACACTGACACCGAACTAAGAAAGGGTGGTGCAGATGAGGCTCTTAGTAATTATGGCCGTGACGCTGCTCGCAAGCTGTGGCCCGGTAACTGATTTTACACCTTGTCCGGGGTGGGAGGGAAAGACGCCTGAGACGATGCAGGATTTTGCTTTGGCGGCTAGTGCGGAGAAATATGGTAGGTTGTGCGCAAATAGTAAATTATCTGTTGCGGCGGGGTTGACAGGTCTGATTCGGTGATGTATGTAACCCATACGGCAACACAAACAAACCTAGGAGGGTTTATACATGGCAATGATTTTTGTTTTCTTTTTGG